AAGAGATTCTCTTTATGATACATAGTGTATCAGCAATTAAATTGCGCGTAACAGTGTGATTTGGTTGTACCCCAACGAAAATGTCGGGGTTAGCTTAAGGTGTCGCCACCCGGCGCTCTGAGGCCGCTGCAGTTCCCCACTGCAGAGGGTCTTATTAATCTTTAAGTTAATCCGTAGGCCTGCATGATTGTTGCAGGGGGCTATCACTTAATTCGTGACGGTAACGTCTGGTAGTAAGCAGGGTAGATATACCCTAAGACCTTACTAGGAATAGCGCTGTGACTTTTCATAAGGACCTACACCTAGGGAAACCTAGGACAGTCGACTCTGTACCTGCGGCCCTCCGAAAGGAGGAAACCGAAGTTTAATTAGAGTGATGTTATGTAGGCTATGGTGAGCTCGAAAGAGTTCTTTAACTAGCTATGTAGCACCATTCGTGTTTAGTCATCGGACTTAGTCCGAGGGATATAAATCTCCCTGAAGAGGGTAACCTAAGCTGGGAAGCTTTAGGTTAATTGAGTAAGGTGAAGATCCTAGTACAAGACTATATAATCGCCCGGGCCCTAGTAAGGCCAGCCCCCGTAATGGGAGGGACAGCTTCTATATAGTAAGAGAAAAGAATTCACTCGAAAGAGCTACTAACTTAACTTTCTTGCATAGGTAAGTGTGTAACGTGTGTCCGTTTATACCGGCTCGACTCTACCAAGGGTCCAAGGTGGACGCACTGGGCAAAGTACTTCTAGATCAAACCTGAAGAACAGGGTGAGATCTCCACGTTGTCGCACTTCTTACCAAACTCAAATATAAATTCCCGATTAGTAGCCATGAAAACTCTTAATAATCAATTATTAAAATTAAAATTAAGAGCAGCTGCGCTTGCGCGGCTGCGAGTTTCCGGTGGTTTGCTAATCACACTAAATAAAATTAATGGTACCTTTGCTGTAAAAGGTAAAGGACTCCTAGCAGGGGCGTTCAGAAGAATGCTTCCTGCTATGGGGCTCAAAGTCACTTTTCCTATGATGGGTGCGATACTTATGTTTATAGATAGATGTAAACATATCCATAAAACACAAGGTATGCCTGGACTTGTGAAATACCTGAAAGCTGCTGGAGTTTTAGTCCAACAGGCCCTTTCGGGACACATCCTTAAAGACTGTGGAACTTTGGGACCACGAGTCTCAAGAAATCAGTCAGGTCTACCTAGATTTATTCCGGTTCAACACCGAGCTAGACTCCGACAAGGAGATCTTCGAATAGGTCAATTTTGGCTTACTCTGATCAATTTGTTCAGAGTACTCGAGTACAAAGGGAGAGTTAACCTTGGGACTATTACAGATCCCATGGCTATCTGTCCAGACAGCTTAAAACCTGTCTTTGACTTTGTAACTTCCTCAAGTACTATCGAAGCATTTTGCAATGCTTTGAGAACCTTGACCGGCTTAGATCTTAGAACTCTGGTATTCAGCAGTACTGCTGAGCCATTTTCTATAGCTAAGTCTTCGCCTCAAACTGTTGCAGTTGAGGGTGCAAAAGAGCAAGCGGCTTCAACGAAACCGTTTGTACTATTCGCTACAGCTCAAGCGTTATATAATTCCGGAATGGCGGATACAGTTGAACGAGCGTTTAAAATGTTCGGTCGAGCCCATTGGGTTCAAATCGAACGATTATTAGACATCTTTCGACGGCTAGCGCTGTTCAAACCTCCACTAGGCTTAACGTCATTAAAGCCGACGTTAATCGGGAAACTAGGTTTTAAAGATGAACCAGCAGGAAAAGTGCGAGTCTTCGCTATGGTGACGGCATGGGATCAATGGGCGTTACGCCCCTTACATGATGCCATGTTTAAGTTACTCGAGCGGGTTCCACAAGATGGAACTCATAATCAGCTCGGGCCTTTAAGATTCATACGATGGGGATTTGATTCCCTATGGTCACTGGATCTTACCGCCGCTACCGATAGACTCCCTCTTTTCCTTCAAGCCGAATTATTGCAATCGCTTATGCGAGACAAAATTGGTGTTGTAGGAGAATTATGGTCCTACATGCTGGTGAATCGAGATTACCTAGCGTCCAGTTCAAAATATGCCATTAACCAAATGGTAAGATATGCAACTGGGCAACCTATGGGTGCTCTCAGTTCATGGGCCTCATTGGCCCTGACTCATCACTTCCTAGTGCAGGCAGCAGCCTGGCACGCAGGCGTAGTTCCGTTCGGAACTTGGTTCAACGGGTATGCGATCGTAGGAGATGATCTAGTTATCTTCGACGCGTTGGTAAAAGATAGCTATCTCAAAATCCTAGCCGCCTTGGGAATGCCTATTAACCAAGCAAAATCTATCCTTTCTCCATCAGGGAAAGGTTTGGAATTCTGTAAAAGAACCATTGTAAATGGTAGAGACATAAGTCCTATTCCTCTAAAAGAGTTTTGCTCAGCTAATTTGACACTCCCCGAAGCCGTTGGTTTCGCGAATAAGTACAATCTAACCTTTGATAAGTTATTACTTACCTTAGGCCATGGTTGGAAAGTCCGATCCGGTATAGGAAAACACATCGGGCAATTAAATGCCCGAGTGAGAGCATTGCTATTCGCCTTCATGTTACCGGCTATCTTAAATGATAACGGTACGGATCAATTAGATCAATTGGGGGCATTACT